TGATTCGTCTACTTCGTATTCCCAATAACCAAAACCAGAATTTAATATATTTACTTCTGAAATCTTTCCTACGGCAAATTCTGTTTCTGGTTCAACAATTGCATTATCACCAAATCTTCCGGTTCCTGCGAAATCAGTTGATATACTTAAAACATTTTTTATCTGAGTTGGTGCATTCTCAAATGTAATGTTTTCGTTTCTGTTTAATCCATCAATATTAAATGGAGTAATAGTAATAAATCCATCTTGTTGATTAACATCTGTTACGACACCATTTATACCAGAAGTTGCACCGCTTATTCTATCTTTTACAGAGAACGAACCTGCGTCACCAGCATCAGTAAATAAAACAATTTGATTCTTGCGATCTATATTTTTAAGTAACGAATCTTGCGCAATCGCAAATACATCATTCTGGTAATCGGAACCAGGATTAATATTATCAAATCCTACAATAGAACCAATTGTTAAATCTTGAATATCAAAGGCGTCTGATAATACTGTGTAAATATTTGGAGCAACGGTAGTGCCCGTCATATTAGTTGCGCCACTATTATAATCACTTACGTTTGGATCACCAGTCACAGCTGGACCAATATCAGTTTGATGTAATTGTATTGGTAAGAATGGCGATATGACATCAGTAATAATTGAAGCAATAGACGCATCGGTAATAGATGAAACTATTACATCTTCAACATTTGACGTATCAGGATAAAGCGGACCAGGAGAAGAACCATTCACTGATACTAATTGATTTGCTACAAGGGCTAAGTTAATTGATAATTGAGATACAGGAGTAGACACACCACCAACGATAATATTTGGCCTGACTGTTGTAACCGTGGTATTATCAGCGAATCCAGTATTAGCGAATGCTGTGTCAAGCTTAACTCCTATTGAAGATAAACTTTGTCCGATAACGATACCAGTACGACCTCCCGCATCTTGTAATGTTTCACCCACAACAAATTCTTGATCATAGCCGAACTCACTGTTATCAAGAATAATAGATTGGTCTGAAACAAGTAATCTTGTATTATCAATCGTATACCCATAACCACCATTTACTAAATCATATTTAATTTGGCCTGAGGCTGTATCGGTAACTGCTGTAACAATTGCTTTACCAGCATTGCCATCTTTCTGATGTACATTAAGAACTTCGCCAATTTCTCTACCTGAGAGATTCTTTCTTTTTGCTCCTACACCTGATTTATCAACAATAGTAAACTTTGAAAGAGATCCATTTGTTTTACCAAACTGTACTACTTCGCCGTTTACATTACAAAGAATATCTTCATACTTATTAAATGTACCTTGAATACCATCAAGATATATCACTGGTGTTTTAATACCATTTAGAATAAAGAAGTTAATTGATCTTACAGATGCCTTTGCACCAGTTACCGAACCTTCAATGTTACGAGCTAATAAATCAAGATACTGATATTCTTTTCCAGTTTTTGAAGTAAAGAAGTTATTGTTTGGAAACATCTGTAGATAAGTGCCTTGCTTCCATTCAGAGTCAGATACCTTTTGCATCTTTTTGGCAGGGTATAAAATTTCAATTTCAAACTCTTGATAAAATATAGCAAAGAATAACTCAATACCTCGAGCAGTACCTTTTGCTCGATATAAGTCAAGTATATTTTTAACAACAAACTTAATGATGTCGGCTTTTAGTGGAAGATCAGCAAGGAACTTTTTCTTAAAAAAGATAAGCATACTATTAAGTGTACTATCAATATCTCTCGTTTCAAATAAACGTCTTGACTGATAGATATGCTGATTCTCTTGGGTTTCAGACCACTTATAATACTCTTCAACTAATTTAACAAGCTCAGGTCCATCTTCCCTGTAAATAGCGGGGAACTGATTCTTAATGAAAAGCGACAGATTTTTTTCGATTTCACCCTGAGGCATTATTTTTCTCTCTTATTAATAACTTGTTGAGTTAGTCGACTGTGGAGCTATAAACTCGTCCAAAGCCAATACTACTTTAACGTCTGTATCTCTTAATATAAACACTCGCCCCTTTGGAGCAACAACATCGTTATCTATAGTTTTCGCAGATACTTTAATCGCACTGCCTGTGAATGTGTCTACCTTAAAGTTTGTTAGTTTCACTTCACCTTTATCATAATCAATCGTGCCAGCAGTTGGATTAATAATCTGTGGATTCGTTGCCTCGTCCGTGATGATCATAATATTTCCACTACCATCATCTTGGAAGTATACACAAGTACCATTTATATCAAACGGTGTTGATTTAACCGCAGGTTTAAAGTTTGCGAAACCATTTGCCGCATTGAAATTATAAGGTTTTACTAGCGGCGTTTCAAATCTGAATGTTGGATTTGTATTAAAATTAAGTGGAGGTGAATATTCAATAACAGGACATACCACAATTTCACTACTTAATATACCTGCATCCAATCCATCAATAATACCTGATATTTTAGATCGTCTTAAAGTTTTATCAAATCCTTCAAGGTTATCATCAGAATATAGTTGAATCGCTGCTCTTACTAACGTTTCTAATTCTGCTTCACCTTTTTCTGTATTCTTTCTGCTGTAATTTACAATCACTTGCATATCACCATAAACAAACTCGGTCTGTTTAAAGATTGGTTCAATACCTAAAGGAGCTCTTTCTTTCAAATAAGCTAAATAAGAATTAGATAATGTTGTAGATATAATTTGTGTATCATCATTTAAATAAACAGAAACAGCAACACGCCCAAATTGAGGTGGATCTAACTGTTCTCCGCCATAAGCAGAAACCGCAGATATCTCAGGGAATGCTTGTTGTAATAATACTTCGTAATCTTTAGATGTAACTGCTCTTTCTTGAACCTGTAATGATTTAGGAGCAAAGTATCGAATTGAGTCCATCGACTCTCTTTCGGAACCACCTGATGCTGCAGCTAATGTATAAGCAGAGATCGTTGCGTTTTCGATAAAGGATCCTGAGAACGAACTATCTTTACCTGCGCCGTTAGACTCAGGACCTGAACAGATTCTATAACGTACTCTTACATCTTCGAATTCTTGAGGTTGCGCACCAAACATGTTCTTACCAAAGTAAATAGAATACTTTTCATCAAGATATGGTTCAAGATAGAATACTTTATCTGTTGGTTTAACACCGTAAATAGTATTTGCTCTTGTATATACGTTTGCATCATCAGTTGCTTCTGCATCAATAAAGACAACAATTGAATCCGTATCTACTTCGTTGTTCGTAAGGAATACTCTAAGTACTCCATCTGCGTCAACAATAAATCCTTCTCTTTGGAAACTTGCTAACATTTCACCTTCGTAAACATCAACGCTATCAGCAACAAATGTACCTACGTCAAACGCGATTCCAGTTTGAGGATTAATGTCAGTTGATAATACTTTTCTAGCCGTATACATTTGATCTGTGACGAATGAAAAACTTTCGCCTTGGTGATTCACTTTAAACTGAGAATATTTTGGAATTGTAATTGTTGCAGTTTCCCGCGTTGGATCTTGAATAGCAACATATAGTGTTGCCTTAGCAGATTTACGAGATCTTGGAATATAGTTTAATTCTTTTGCATGGGAAACGATTGAGTTCTTAAGGACGGCAGAGTCAAGAAACATTTCGTTAAGTGCCATGTTTGTATAGAAGTTATTCTGATAACTATTAAACGCAAGAACATCTAACATGACACTCATGTTTGAGCCATCAAAGTTATAATCCTTGAATTGCGTTTGTGTTTCTAAATAACTCCTAAGTTGACCTTTTATTCCGTCAAAGTCAAGTTCGGTAATTGGTGTTTTTGGATTTGCCATCTCTATCTATTCCTTTGTAATACAACGTCTAACTGTATTGGCTGTTCAACCTGTCTAATATAAAAAGTAATCCCAACGTAGACTTCACCATCGTCAGGCTTTGAACTTACTGCAACATTAATTAATTGAGCTCTTGGTTCATAGGTCTGAATTGTTGACGTTACTCTATCTTCTATTAATTTTAATGTACCGGGTGTTAAATTTTCAAATAACATCGCTCTGATATTGCCACCCATATAAGGTTGCATTAATCTTTCGCCACGATCAGTTAATATTAAATTTTTAATTGATTCTTTAACTGCTTCCTCATCTTTGAGTAGCACTACATCAAATGAAACTGGACTCACAAGCAGATCTTTACGAAAATCAGAGTTAAGACTAATTTTTTTCTTTACTGGTGAAATGTAATCTGCTATTGCCATTATAGTATTTCTCTTATATCTAAATGAATCTTATTTAGTTCTGGGTAATCCTTAACATATTTAAATCCACCTTTTAATGCATTTTGAATAAAGGCTTCAGGATCTGCCATATCTCTTTTAACATCAATAACCAAACCACTCAAGTGTGAATTGTCTTCAGGTCCGTCTGCCTTTGTGTTATAAGCTTTACTTACCCAGCCTTCTGTTATTGTTAAAGGCTTTTCTGAATTCGTTGATTTCTGTAATCTTTCTAAGTATACTTTAACATCGAGATCAATTCTTGTCCATGCGTATATACCAATACCTTCTTTTTCATCAAACGAATCTCCTTCGAGTTTAAATACGTCTGACGATCCATTAAATACATTACCACATCTTGGAAGGTTTTTATAGTCCGCAGCAGTAATAGGTTTAACATTCTGCGGTATTTTGCCCGTATCAGTCTTTTCATTACCACCAGGAGAAGTCCATCTACCTTGTAATCTATTTATTACCTCTTTCCTAGTTGATGGAGAATACCTTATAGCTCCTGCTCTAATAGCAGATGACTCATTGATTCTTGAGATGTTTTTAAGACGATCTACGATCGTACTGTATCGCCTTGTATAATCATCAAGGGGTTTATTAATGTCCCTTATCAATGATTCTATTGACCCTGCAAGTGCGCAGATCCTAGATACGATGTATTGAATCTCTTCGATACCAGGCGATTCAAATGCAGCTACTGCGTAATCAATTAAACCCTTTATCTTATCTTTAATACCTTTCTTATTTTCTTCAGTAAAGAATGCACACATCTGTTCTCTTGTTGTCATAATGCCTTTTACAACTTTTGCATTCACAAATGTTTCTGCGTCAGCAACTAGAGCGCCTGGATCAAAGTTATTAATCATATCCTGTACTTCATCAAACACTTTATCAATTACTTCTTCAATCTTTTCTTTAATTGCTTTAATTAATTTTTTGATTAATTCTTCTGCGGTTAGATCTTTAATACCATCATAACCTCTTTCAATTTTATCAGCTAGTGCTAACGCATCAGCTATAATACCATCAACCACTCCAATTAAATCAAAGAAAGCATCTACTGCTAAAAAGAATTTATCAAAGGCATCACAGAATCCACCTAAGATAGAAGTATTGAAATCATCCTTATAATACGCATCAAGGTTTCTTGCCAGTTTAGGCGCATCATTATCACTAATTAAATTAGCAGGTGTATAGTTATATTTTTGCATAAAGTCAGCAGTTTCAAGATTTGATATATCGCCTCGCTGCCATCTATCAGATAAATCAGGATAACTATCAAGACTGCCTATTCGTTGTCGAAGTAAACCATTTAAATAACCGGTCGCGTCATATATCTTGTTACCGTATTTGTTAACTGCTCTGCTTAACGGATTTGTTTCTGCGTCTTGAAGTATGCTATTCGCAATCTCCTGAGTCACAAGATCAATTTGTCCGAGAGTATATCTTCCTGCACCATCAATGGCTGGAATTTTATTAATTAATAAAGTATTCTGAGTTACTTGATCATTACCGTCTACGCATGCATCAACCATTATCTAAACCCTCTTCTTGTTAGAGATTTCGTTTGATCTTTCGCCGAATCATCTAATGCTGAAATATATCCACCAGAATATCCCATAGCAAAATAACCACGAGGTACAATCGAAGTTGACTTCTTAGGTGGTTCAGGCATCTTGGCTAAAGTCATTCCCCATGCTCCTAAACCAAGTGGTAAGAAGTCAGCGATAATTGCGGCAAACGCATTCACAGGATCTAATACTTTGGCAATAAATTCTGGACTATTACCTGTAGGATACGCCCAACCCGAAGTTAATCCTGGGAGAGGAGCAACAATCGGAGCTGAAACAGCAGGAGGTAATAAAGCAGGTACGGTTGGTATTGATACACTTACAACTGGTGTACGATAGGCTCCGTTATATGCAGCTCCTGTTGCCGTCATGAGTGGTGCACCTAAAGTAGTAAAGTCACCAGACGTTGCTGCTACCGTTGTTGCGACAACCGCAGGCGAATTAACAACACTGCTTGAAGTAATGATACCAGAGTTAATAGCAGTTGTATTAAATACTCCTGTATGAGAAGTTGAGACTGAAGCAATTTGCATGGTAGGTGTTGTTAAACTCCAACCTGGTGTTGGTACAGCAGTTCCTGTTAACGGAGTAGGTGGTATTAAACCACTTGCTAAACTGATTATGTTTGAAGCTGTATTATGTATATCACCTGGAGTTGATAACTTAATTGCTTTTGTTGAGAATACATCGTAAGTATTTAATGCAGTAGCTTTAATATTTTTGGCAACAAAGTTTAATTGATTTCTTGCTTCAAATTGTATTTCCTTTTTCGCAAACAGAGTCATAATACCTGCATTGGCTTCAACCTTAACTTCTGCTCCTCTTATATTAACTTGATCACTTCCGTTAATATTTAATGAAGCACCCGAAGCAATTTCAGTATGACCATGTACAAGTAATTTATAATCACCTTCTATTTCTTCTGTCTTATTTCCTTTAACATAAACATGAGCGTTACCATTAACTGTAACTACACTATGTCCTGATGATTCATGTTTTGTTCCGATATTAATTTCATAACGATCTGCAGCAGCTCTTTCAGAAACTGTACCTTTTGAATCTATTTGGATATATGCACCACTATCGTGATGAATCATAATTCTTTCTGCACCAGGAGAATCATCTAATTCAATACTATGTCTTCCTGATTTAATTACTCTATTAAATGGATATTTAGCTGCGTAAGCTGGAGGAGGTTCAGACCACGTTTCATCCATATCAGCAATCTTTTGATCATGTGTACGATTGGCTGCTTGTTGTAATAGATAAGTTTCATTTAACAATTCACCACGAGCTAATCTATCTGGTCCGCCGCCCGCGTTAAAATCATTTGGGTTATAACCTCTTGCTAGCAGATCGCCATTCTTTTCAGGAATAACACCTTCACCGTCTTTGGTTGGATCCGATACTGTATTATACATACCAGGTAATAAACCTAATATGATTGGATGTTGAGCCATCTTACCATCTAAGAACATTCCGTATACATAAGATCCTAATGATGGGGGTGGATTGTTTGGATCGTAATTACCTGCAGCACACATTGCCCACGGCAAATCGGTTGTCGCAATTTCTTCATTTGTTCCGTGCACGCCAAACGCGCGAACTCTTACTCGACCTTCGTGAGTTTCATCGTTATTACCTTCAACCATACCGATGAAGAAGAACGGATTACTTATTCCTGAACCATCAATCATATATCACCTTTCTGCCAACCATATTTTATTGCTTCCACCTGAGTCTTCAGAGTGTTTTGGTCCATCGAGTGGTCAACGGCAGCAATTAAATATTTACCACTCAATCTTTCGTTTTGTTTATTCTCTAACGCAATGTTAGGTTCTTGTGTAATTAGATTAATCACATCGCCTGGTACTAAATCTATCCTACCTTCAATACCCAAAGAAACCGTTGAATTATTTAAATGGTAATTATAAGCAACTCTGTTTTGAATAATCTCAACCATGTTTTGTGGTGTACGAAGTACTTGGCCTGGTATTGAAGTAACTCCATCAGGTTGCCAATCACGGTACACAACAAATTGTTTTGCATTTTTATTTTCATCCTTAAACGTTTCAGTAATAAACTTATCTGAATGTACTGCACCAACGTTTGATGTTCTTGGTTGTCCTGTCATACTAATGTATTTCTTTTTTGCTTTTTGATAATCAAAGTTATAAGAAGTACGCGTATGATTCACGAAATCAATTTCCATTACCGTATTCTTATAAGCACCACTATCGAGGTCAGCTCCTGTATCAACATGATTTGAATTTTCAAAAGATACAACGTTTCTTACCATTATGTCAGCATACTGCGATGCATCTTGTTCTGAAAAGCTTAAATAGTAAAAGTCTTTAATCTTACTTTCATTCTTTATTGCTCTTTTTAATAACCATTCGTCAGTTACCCAATAGTAACCATCAAAAGTTTCAAAGAAACGATACATGTTTGATGGGGATTGCGCTCCTGCTTTTGATTTACTTGCCAAAAAGTTCATTGCTTGGGATGGAGTATAATCAGGAATGATCGTTCTCATCTGACCATCGGATTCTTCGATATAAAACGCTCTACCTTTATTTGAACTTAACTGTAAACTTTCAGAGTTATCAGGCATTTCACCCGTTGACGTTGCTAGTGTCAATTCTTTACCTTGATTGAAATACTTTTTAAATAATTGCTTTGCGGCATGGGATCCTGATTTGTTTGTAAACGCAGTGATCACGTTTTGTATTGCTGCTCTAAAGGTTGTTCTACTTATAAAATGTAATGTATAGAAATAACCATCACCTAAATCGTTTTTACTTAAACCATCAATTTTAATTATTTGGCCTTTAATATTTAATTCTGTTTGAAGATCATGTCCTTTAATTATTAATTCTAATTCTTCTTCTGCTCTTAATGGGAAATCATGTAACGTTCCAACTTGGTCTAAGACCTTAAGCGTTCCAGAAAAAGAAGAGCTATAGATTGACTGCGTTAGATTAAATCCATATATTAAAGCAGTAATAGAAGCGTCTCTATTGTCCGCCGATTTAATCATCGCGCTTTCTATAGTACATTGAGAAGGATTAAAAGATTCAGACATTATTCAGTACTTACCGAGTTTTTAAATTCACGTGATAGTTGACCTAAGAACGAGTTATCGAATAAAAAGATTTCTTTTTTGTTATCATTGATTTGCTCTTCATATTCAAAGATACGATAAGGAACCCAATCTTCAGGAATGATTCTTTTAATGATTATCTTCTGTCCGCGTTCTGTACGCATAATCACGCGATCTTCTTTGCGAAGATAAATTGTTCGGAAAGATTCCGGTGCTAAGATTAAATTATCGACTGCCATTTGTTATTTCCTAAACTGTTTTAATATAATATATAATGTTTTCATCAATAGATTCATCTTTTATCCAATCAAGAACATCTTCTCCAATTCTACCAGACTGCTCTTGATATTTATCGACCATATAGTCATTAAACGTTTGAGCATTCATTGGCCATTCGTAATAAGGATCTATGATATTGTTTGCCATATACACTAACCAAATGTAATCAACAGAACCATAATACGATAACGCAATATCTTCTGCTCTCTCACCTTCAGTAACTGTATAAGAATAATAAAGATAAGGGTTATTCGCGACTGCTCTTACAAACGAAGGTCGCCGAGATATATCTCTAATCTTTCTACCTTGGTATTCTATAACTGGAAAATGTTCAAAATATTTGGTTGCCATTATAGGTCGTCTCCTTCATAATCTCCGGCCGTTTGTATTTCTAGTTCCTTAAAGCTCATAGAAAGTTTAATACCTTGAGGTACACCACCTTCAGCAATAACAATTTCACCACTTGCTCCATAGTCAACATTAAAACTATCGACCATACATGGTTTAAATCTAAGGAAGTATGATTCATCAATACCCAATAGATTAATACTAACAACCGCAGGATATTCTAAAAAGGCTCGAGCTAATGTGTTACCTGAAAGAGTTGTTGCTTCAGCAGCTACACCCTTACCGCCAGTTACATCTTGTATTCCTGGTAATATGTTTCTTTTTATTGATCTTATGATTTTTTTAATATCTTCGGCTTCCTTTCCGCTTTCAGGATATAGTGTCCAATCAAATGAGAAGGTTCTTAGGTTCACTCCTTCAAAAGAAAGCGTTGCCTGTGGGTTAATTGCAGTTCCTCTCGAAGCCCCCATCGCTTTACCTAATCCTGGGGAAAAACTATTTAAAGCATTACTTGCCATGAACGACGCTATCCTAGAAGCTTGACCTGCTGCTTTTCCTTGCGCGGCATTTTTAGCTTTATCTCCGAACACTGTGTCAATTGCACCTTTCATGCCAGCTTCGCCCAATGCCATCAGTTCTTTACCAATGTCACTAAAGCTGCCTTCAAATGCAGGAGCCAACGTATCAGCAATAAACGATTCTAAGAAAGTTCTTTCAAACCCATTTACTTGAAGACCAGTTGCATCTGTTAATGTACTAGGCATTGGAAGTTCAACAGCCAACAAACCAGTTTCTTCAGCACTTGTAAATTGAGACTTTTTACCTTTCTTATTACCTTCCGCGCCTGTACCTAGTATTAAGCCTGAATAATCATACTTTTTAAATATTAATTGAATGCCGTGTGGAAACCCGCTCTCAGGAAAGAATAGTCGTTCATCTCCGCCAGGCGACTTAGTTCTATTTGTATTTGGTCTTGCCATTGTTTATTTCCTTTGCTGTCTCCGTCTAATTCTAATAAATATGTATACGGGTAATGTAATTATTTATAATAAAAATCGGAAAGTATATTATGTCATATAAAGGTAAATTTAGACCAAAAAATCCGCCCAAGTATAAAGGTGACCCTACAAAAATTATTTATAGGTCTTTGTGGGAGTTCAAGGTATTTAAATGGATGGATTCTCACCCAGATGTAATATGGTGGCAATCCGAAGAAGTGATTGTTCCATATAGATCACCGATTGACGGAAAGATACATAGATATTATCCAGATGTAGTTGTACATAAAAGAGACGGTGCAGGGCAACCTCAAACAATTATGATTGAGATTAAACCAAGTAGTCAATGTAGACCGCCTGATATTAAAAATAAGAACAAGACAAAGACAGGTAGAGTATCAAGAAGATATTTAAATGAAGTTAAGACGTGGGGTGTTAACGAAGCAAAATGGAAAGCAGCAAAAAACTTTTGCGCTGACCGCGGATGGCAGTGGACAATAATGACAGAAAAACATATACCAGGAGCACGTTAAGTGGCAAGCTTATTCTCAGATATTCTAGTAAAAGGAATAACATCAGGTCAAGTACCTGCTAGAACGAAAGGTGCGAGGGAATGGTACCGTAAACAAGCAACGTTAGCAGCGGGCAAAAGAATTACAGAAGATGAGATTGTAGGTAATACTGATAAAGGAAGAAATAAAGCGCAGTTGCGTGGTGATTCTGTTTACGGATCAATGTACTTTTTTAGGTATGATCCTAAACATAAAACTACTTTACCATATTACGACGCCTTTCCTTGCATATTTCCTATAAATAAAGTAAAGGGTGGTATACTTGGATTGAACATGCATTACTTACCACCAAAGATGAGAGCTCAATTAATGGATGCTCTATATACAACTGTATCAGATAAAAGATATGATGAGAATACAGCATTGAATATAAACTACAAGATTTTAAATAGTGCCGCCAACATGAGGTTCTTTGCACCTTGTGTTAAAATGTATTTGGCAAAACACGTAAGATCTAAGTTTGTTAAAATCAATTCATCAGAATGGGACACTGCGTTATTTTTACCAGTACAAAGTTTCCAAAAAGCTGGGTCATCCAAAGTTTGGGCAGACTCAAGAAAGATCGTAGCGGGGAAGTAATAAATGCCATTTAACATTAGTGAATTTAAAAGCCAGTTCGATAGATATGGCGGGCCAGCTATGTCAAATCTATTTTCTGTTCAAGTAACACTACCAGAAAAGCTTCGTGCAAGAATACAACCAACAGAAAATAATGCTTTTGATATGGGTCATACGTTTACTTTCTTTTGTAACAAAATTGATTTGCCTGCGGTTGCTATTAATACATCTGAAGTAGCATATACAGGACAAATGAAAAAGAAGCATCCAACGAGAGTTCAGAATCCAGGTCCAATGGCGGCATCTTTCTTTGTTGATTCTGATCATCACGTTTTAAGGTTCTTTCACGCTTGGGCTCAAAACATTGTAAATTATAATAAAGGCGATAATTCATTTGCCGAAGTAGACGGTAAACTTCCACATGAAGTTGGATTTAAGAAAGACTTTTCGTGTGATATGATTATTAAACATTATTCAACAGATACTTATCCTGACGTATATTACGAAACTAAACTACAAGGAGTATGGCCAGTATCTATTGGAGCATTAGGTTTAGATTGGTCAACAAAAACAGCTCTTACATTAGACGTTTCGTTTACAGTTACTGATATGTCATTCAGTGGAGCAAAGACAGGAAAAACAAATAGCAGATTATCGAGAGCAAGTGGCTTGTTAGATATCCTTGGAGATATCGCAGGCTTCGGAGACGCGGTAAGAGGAACATTAAAAAGCGGGAAACCGACAAGCATACAGGATGCTATCAATAAATTAGATAGACTTGGTAATGCATTTGGAAAAATATAAGTGATACAATTTTAAATTATAGGAGTATAGTATGGCACTACCAAAAATTAACTTACCGATCTCGGAATTGATTTTACCGAGTACAGGTGAAAAAACTAAATATAGACCTTTTTCTGTAGCGGAAGAAAAGATATTATTAGTTTCACAAGAAGCGGATGACGCGGAACAAGAAGTATTAGCAATGAAACAAATCATTTCTAATTGCTTAATTGATAAAGATGTTGAAGAACTTGCGTTGTTTGATTTTGAATATGTTTATTTAACATTAAGAGCACGCTCAGTTGATAACTTGGCTAAGTTCAAAATTAAAGATCCTGACACGGATGAAGAAATTGAATTAGAACTTGATATGAGAGAGATTGATATTGCTCGAGATGAAACTCATACAAATGAAATTAAAGTAAACGATGAGTATACTCTGTTTCTAAAGTATCCATCTATTAATGAATTCATAAAGATTGTTGGTATGAATAGTCAAGATCCTTTAGTTAACTATTTTGTAATGATTTCTTGTTTAGATACATTAGCTTCAGAAGATGAAGTACATAGTTTTAAAGATTATAGTGATGAAGATATTGAGTCCTTTATGGATAGTCTCGGTGGAGATGTTATTCGAGGAATTACTTCGTTCTTTGAAACAATGCCGAAGATACGAAAAGAATTACCATATACGAATAGTGAAGGTAAAGAAAATACGTTTGTCGTGGAGGGCACCCGTAGTTTTTTTATCTAAGCCTTAGCCATATAACGTTAGGGCATTACTATCAAATGATTTTCTCCATGGCGCAACACCACAAATGGTCTGTGTCTGAAATTGAGGCTATGATGCCTTTTGAAAGAGATCTTTATTTTAGTATGCTAGTTAATTGGATAGAAGAACAGAATGAACAACGAAAGCAATAGGGTTAATATAAATGGCTGAAACAACACCAAAGAAAAAGAATCTAAGCCCAGAGACTGAGGCTATAGTTAATCGTCTTAAATCTGAAGGAGATCTTGTAAGGAACTCTGGCACGAATTCGATTAAAGCAATTACAATTAATCTTGAGAAATTTACTGATGCTTTTGCTGCAATTCAAATAAGCTCTGAACAAACAGCTAAAGTCTTAACAGATTCTTGGCAAGGAAACGAAGTATTACTTCAAAATATTGATGAAAGTTTGAATGGCTTGGATAAGACAGAAAAAGCTGCCGAACTGGCAAGAAGAAAAGAAGCTCAAAAAGATTCTATCACAAATAAAGAAAATAAGTCTGAATCTATTATTGAAGCTAAATCTTTAAAGTTAGCTCTTATGGGTGGATTCAAAGGTCTAAAAGATGGATTCATGGCAATAAAGGCAGATCCGTGGGGTTCGTTATTAAGCATTGGCAAGTGGGCAATTATAATACCAGTATTAGCAGGCGCAATTAAAGGGTTACTTGATAGGATCTTTGGTGAAGGTGAAATGTCTAGCTTCTATAAAAAAGTTGGTGAAAGTGAATTTGGTAAATTTATCTTTAACAACCCATGGACATCTATTGGTGCTGGTTTATTAGCTATGGCCGGAATTAAGTGGGGTGTTATGTATGCAACTATGATGCTTGCTGCAAAAACAATGGGTGTTGGTGGTGGCGGCGGCCCTGATGTTATAGGTACGGGTGGTGATGGTCCTGATAAGAAAACATCAAAGAAAGCTAGATTCAAAAAGATTCTCGGCAAAGCTAAAGGTAAAGGCGGACTTGTTGTTGGCGCATTATCGTTAGTAACTATTGGCGGTGTTCAGTATATGTTGAGTGACGATGACGAGCCCATAGATCTTACAGCAGATATCGCAAAAATTAATGCTGCGGGCGATGCTGAAGATGCTGCAGTTACGAAAAAATTAGTAGATACGTTTGAAAATGAAAGAAAAGGCTTCGGAACAATTTTAACAGAAACTCTTACTGGTGCTGGTGTTGGTGGTGCGATTGGCGCTGTAGGTGGTGGTGGGGTTGGAGCTATACCTGGTGCAATTGCTGGCGCGATCTTTGGGGCTGTATCGGGCATCGGCGCGGTTGGATACGATTTTGTAGATGATGTTAGGAATGATGTAGATAAAATTCCTAACGAATTAGAGAAAGCGTTAAAAAACGAAAAAAGACAGAACAAGTTATCATTGATGTACGGAAGGGATCAAAAGGCCGCGGCCTTAACTGCTACTACAACAGCTCGCGTGCAAGAAATCATTGATGGTCTAACAACTTCAAATCTCGCCGATGACCTTAACATTAAAGCTCTGGAAGCTGGGTTGGCTGGCGAAACAACAAACAAGAGAATAGGTAGAAGTAATGCCACTGATTATGTTATGGTGGATGGTAAGTCAGTACGTAAGTCTAAGGTTATAAAAGATCTTGAAGATGCGAAGAAAGAAAGATTATTAAGAGAACAACAATTAATCACCTCAAGAAAAATATTAGAAATGAGAACAGTTGAACTAAAAGCTGCTGAAGTGACAGTTGAAAAAACAAATAAATTAAATGATCAGGTTGATGAAGTTACGGCAGAAGTAAAGGCAGCCAAACCAAATATAGCTCCATCAGTTGAAGAAAGAGATAAAAAACAAACAGTTGCAGCTGGTGGATTTGCTTTAAACATAACGAATAATTATATTTCCAAAGGTGGAGATACAATGGTACAGAATACTTCTGATAATCGAGTATCTTCACAGAATAGTACTAATGCTGTTGTTGTGGGAAGTCCTGGCGGAAGATTTGGCGGCGGAACCAGTTTACCGTCTGGCTCAATGGCATAAAAAAGGAACCCCGAAGGGTTCCACAAAACGGCCAGTTTGGAGGCGACTTTATCAGTGTCGTCCAATGTGGATTGTTTTAATCTATTTGCCTTTTAAATACTCAAGTACTTTTTCAGGCGTTGTTTCGCTATATGGATCTGTTCCACAGTCATCTTCCATTCCTTCTTCAGCAAACATTCTTTCAACAGTACCATCGTCTACGACCATAGCATATCTCCAAGATCTTTTACCGAAACCAAGATTATCTTTTGCGACTAACATATCCATTCCTGCTGTAAATTCACAAGAACCATCAGGAATAAATTTAACGTTTTTAACTCTTAAATCTTCAGCCCAAGCATTCATAACGAATGTATCGTTACATGCAATACAATAAATCTCATCAACATCATTCTCAATAATTTGATCGTGTAGTACGTCAAATCCTGGGACTTGATTATTTGAACAGGTTGGGGTAAATGCGCCGGGTAGAGAAAAAACAACTACTCTTTTATTTTTAAAATAGTCTTCCGTTGTAGGATGGGTCCAATCGAACTCTCCACTATCAACATTCCTAGTTCTTACTTTAAAAGTTACGTTAGGTATAGTTTTCATTATATAGTTTCCATTTTATAGATGGGAGGCATTGCGCCTCCCAGATTGATTATAGATTAACCCTTTAAGAATTCCTTCTTAGTATTAATCTTTATTTTACGAGCCTTTTTACTTTCTGGAATTATTCGTTCCAGTGCAACTGTTAAAAGTCCGTTTTTGAAGTTAGCGTCAATTACCTCAATGTCGTCTCCAAGAATAAAACTTCTTGTAAACTTTTTAAAGGAAATTCCACGATGAACGTATTCACCGCCACCGTTGAAGTAATCTCCTGCTTCATCCCATGTGGAACGAACAGTTAAATTATCTTCTTTTACTTCTATTTCTACATCATCTATATCAAGACCTGCTAAAGCAAGATCAATAAAGAACTTTTCGCCCTTGTCGGTTCTGATATTATAAGGCGGGAAGCCTTGAGATTGATGTTGAGGGAACTGCTCCAGTCTGTCGAAAACTCTATCGAATCCGAGTGCAAACGGGTGTAGTTGGTTTATATTTAATCCAGTCATGTTATTCTCCTATTAAGCAAGATTAATTGTTATCTGATGGTAATACCCATCGGTTAGTTGTAAGACCCTATCGGCATCCTACAAATCTATTTATACAACCAATTATACAACAGTTTTAGAAAAATGTCAACTATTTTTTTCCAATATTGTATTTTACTGTTAGTTCCCAATCATTCTTTTCTTTAAACGAAATAATTTTAATTTGATTTAGAGAAGCAACTGGATCTGCTGACTTTGAAGGATCCACTATTTTAACAAGTTCCCATTCTTCTAATAAGTTAACAATCGTATTACGACGAGAGATATCTTCTTCTGATAACGTGTTGTGCTTTCCATCCAAAATAAACAATTCTTTAAAGTGCAGAATAGCATACCTACCTTGTTTGTGTAGGATATGACATGATTGGTATAACTTCTTTTCTTTGCGGCTTGAAATGCCTATACGAGTCAGAGTCTCTTTTACTTTGAGGAAAGAATCCTGCGTGGGTAATTCAACTTCGACACCTACTCCCTTGAAAATATCCGTGTCCATGATTAATATTCACCTGTTAATTATTATAGTTAGTGGCAATGGTTTAAACCATATAAGATTATTTATAATAATCCTATCTTAGCCACCTTCATTAATTTTATCATGGATAGTTTCAAGTTGTTCTTTGTTTAATACTTTAAGATATTGTTTCGCAACTGTACGGTTGCATTGATACACTTCCTGTATTGCATCTAGGTTTATATCCTTATCAGCCTTTGGCCATTTTGAGAATCTTTTGCGTTTACGAAGTACAGCTTTATAGTAATCAAACTGAGCGCCGTCAAATAAACCATGTCGCATATTCATTTCATTTGCGTGTAAGATCGTATCCTCAAAATTAGTGAAGCCACGGTTCACCACATAGGCGCTATACATCTTTTCAGTGTGTTCAGGTATATCGCTATTGCGAATAATATCTTCCTTAGAAAAGGACGCAGCGTTCATAAAATCAAATGGTGTTAGGTCTTTCATCGAGTACCTCTATTAATTCTTTTGCTATTATATCAAAGTCTTTACCACAAGGTTCACAGAGAGTTACTGTATGTTTACCATCTGCTGTAACCATTTCAACCGTATAAGCTTTCTTCTTTGAAGTTTTAGCTTTGCAGCTGAAACAAACAAGTCGGCCGATCATTACGAATACTCACATTCAATCATTACTTCTGTAAGGAATGCAACCATATTAATTTCTTGGTCAGCAACCAAACCGGACTTGTACATATAATCAGCTAATGTAACTATAAATCCTGCTTGTGATTGTAATGTAACTTTATCTGAACACATATCGTAGATACGTCGAAACATTTCATTCATATCTTGGTCAGAGTTCTTGGCAACCCATTTGCGCATATCGGTAAATTGTTTTGCTTTAAGCAAACGAAACAGATCATCAATAGATTCCTGAGCAAGATTAACAAAGATACCTTCATCGATTTTACCAGATGCAGCATACGATTGTAATTCAGTTAATACTCTACGGAAATCTGGAAAGTGTTTCTCAATTACTTTAGCAACAACCTTAGGATCGTATTGAACTTCTTCTTGTTCGAGTATTGCCTTAACGCGTTTAAAGAATTCCATTGCCATCTGTGGACGGTCAGCAGTATCAATAGAGAAGTCTATTTCAGACAACCTTGAACGTAATGGACTGATAATACGATTCTTGAAATTACAAGTAAAGATAAAGCCACAGTTTGAACTGTATTCTTCAATAAAGTTACGAAGAGCAGGCTGAACGTTTGCTGCGTTCAAATAATCTGCTTCGTCAAAGATAACATACTTACGACCTGTTCCTGTGAGAGAAACAGCGGAAGCGAAAGTAGAGATGTCGTATCGGAGGGTATCTATATTAACATTAAGAGAACCATTCTTTACGATATAATCGCAACCTAGTTCTTCTAACATAGCTTTCGCAATTGTAGTTTTACCTACACCTGGACCACCGGTTAATAATAGATTTGGAACACTTCCGTCTGATACGAACTTGCGAAAGGATTCTTTTGTCTTGCTTGGTAGGATAGTATCATCAACGATTTGCGGACGGTACTTCTCAACCCATAAGACTTCATTTGATTTTGCATCAATCATAATTCACCATAAACATAATATAAAAAAATTCGAGTCAAAAACGCGGGGTCCCCTTTTACAGTTTCCCCACTTCTCGAGAAATGAGCTGTAGTTTAACCTACGAGCTTGCTAGCCATTTCGCCATCACCACTAGTATCAACATCTACGGAACCGTCACCAACACTTTCGTCTTGCTTAGGACCTTTCTGTCTTAGGTACGCTTCGAGTTTATTTCTTAGCATACCGATACCAGCTAGTTCTTGCCCTTGGAATCCACCGCGAGTACTGACCACGTCAATGATCTGTAGTAGCGTTGAGATATCTCCAAGAGTAATTACAGCTTCTTTTTCTTGCTGTTGGCCTTGTTGGCCTTGTTGCATTGCATCATTCATATTCATTACCTTTTATTATAAGTCGACTTTGAATCAATTGCCACGTAATACGTGACGCCTTCGCCTTTAAATTGTGAGATACCTTTTGAACAAAGCGTAACCTCATAATCTATTGGCATCAGTTTCAAGTTATCAGTTTTAATGATAATCCTGAACTCATCGACAGTTTCCCCAATTTCAACGCCAAAGTCATCTGCGTTGCTATTGGCACTGTCGATTGCTTTCAGATAGCATTTGCCGCCTTCGCCTACAAACGCGATCTCTGAAAATTGTAATACCCCTGCAGCCTTCAATACTGAAGACAGTGTATCTGCCGTTACATCCACAACAACATCAGCCGTAGGAATATTAATTTCCTTTTCTGGTGGGGTGTGAATCATCGACAGATCGGCAAAAACATACTTGGTACGTCTTTTACCTTCTGATATAATAAAGTATTTATCATTAAACTCTACATCAGGATCGTTGTACAGAGATAAAATTGAAAGAAACCGCGATAAGTCGTAAATACAAGCATCAGCCGGTATTTCTTGACTGATATTCGCGATCGCAATCAGTGTTTTCTCTGGAGTTATAGTCTTAATAACTGAACCTTCCGCCAACAAGATAGACTTGTTGATAGAGGTAAAGCTTTTTAGGACCGTCAAGGTTTCGTTAGAAAATTTCATTATATAGGTTTCTCCATTAGTTTATTGTTGTATATTATAACAGGTTTATTTAGATTTGTCAATAGGATTGTAAGACTTTCTGTTAGCAGTTTCATCTGCAGTTGCCGTAACACCTAATTGACCGAGAGATCCCATGTCACCCTTAAAGATATAAGAACCAACATGGTTGATTTTCATCCATGGACACATCCATACTGATAGACCAGCTTTACGAGCCATCTTACAGAAGAAGTAGTCTTCGGATAAGTACCTTCTAGATTCTGGGTCAATGACACAATCAAAGAAAGCGTGGATATCGCGAGTACCGTCAAATTGTTCTGTCCTAACGTGATCTGGTCTATATGCCATTTCAGGATAAGCATCTCGATATTTCTCTAATGCATCTCTTGTAATTAACATAAACCCAGTTCCGCCTTCGGCAACTTCAACAGGTTCTGCGAGTTTAAATTGTTTTATATCTCCAACTGGATTAAAAACAAAATCTGATGTAAATTTTTCTAAGTCAAAAGGATTCTCTACGCCTACACCAGCCTTAGAAGCTGCAGCTACCTTTTCCCAAGCAATTGTCTTCTTAGGATATGGACCGCATACAACATCGTATTTTTCTGGATCTGAAATCTGTAATGCAAGTAATGCTAACGCGTCACGTGGATCAAATCCAATGTCTGCATCAATAAACAATAAATGAGTACAATCAGAACGAAGGAATTCATCTACGATATAGTTCCTTGCTCGTTGAATTAAACTTTCGTTGAATAGAAAGTAGTACTTCATTGGAATTTTGTGAGAACTACATAGCATACTTAAATCGTTAGTTGATTTGGTATATAGTCCTGTACACTGACCACCATACATAGGTGTACCAATAAAGAGTCTTTGTTTTTGTAGTTCTTCTGTCTTTACTTCTAACTTCATACTGTAATTTGCTCCAAGTCGTTTTCGGCTCGAGTGATTGACTGTAATCTTAATACATCAGCCAATATGTCCCATGCCGAATCATGTGCTTTAAATACTGAATCCCACTTCTCCTCGTTTGAACATGGAGGGAATCCATTCTTCTTTAAACCAAAATCAAACTTTGCATCAATAAAGGTTCTTGTATCTCTAACAGCCCAATGTTTAAGGTGTGATTGTAAATGACCTACTTTACCTTGAGACTTAAAAAGCCTTTCAAGAATAACAGGGTCAAAGGAATTAGATCTTGACCACCAATAGTTAATCTTTGGAGCATCAATTAAAAAGTCGGTAAACTGTTTCACAAAGTCTTCAACCGATAGGTCTGAACTTTTAGGAGCAATATTCTTTCTTACTTCTGAATCCTGTTTAGACCAAAAGTCGAGAGTACTTCTATCAACTACCCAATTATAATTCTTTACTTGTTCAGCCACATTCAATTTAAATTTCTTTGCTTTGAATACATCGCTTAAGTTGTAAGGATTATCAGATGTAAACTTGTCCCACTGAAATACCATTACAGATACATCAATGACTGCACAGTTATGAACATCTTGTCCCATTGTTTCGAAGTCGATGATTAAATCATTTCTCATACTATATTCCTAAATTTCAATATACTATTATAACAAACTTTCTCAGTCTTGTCAATAGTTTTATGCAAAGAATTCAGCTAAGTTAGGAGTTGTATCTACTCCATTCTTATCATGTTCCATTAATTGCTTAAGGTTGTTCTGTCGAAGATAAGTTGACTCTGACATATCAAGCTCACCTGTTAGAAACTTACTAATTTCTAAATGCATATCTCTTGATGTTGGTACAGGACAGTTCTGAGCAATATGATTCATTTTCTTTAATCCATCAAGTAACTCAAAATCTTCAGGGAATCCCATCATATGTAAAGCTTCTCGAATTGTTAATGACCTTTCTTCAGTAGGATGCATTGTATCAACCATATTACGACCAATCACTGCATTCATATATTCGCCAAAGACATGTACTGATCCATCCCATACACCTTTGCCATCTGCATACTTCATCATTGCATGATCTGAATACTTAATACCTTTTTCATTACCTGTTTTATGGAACCATTCGTTAGCTTCTTTCATCCAACCTTTTTTGTTTACATAATTCAGAGTTGTCTTAACACCTTCTTCAATCATAATTTCTCGAACATCACGATTTGTTTTTGTCTTGATGAAATTATAATATGGTTCGTCAGGTACATTCTTATTAATAATAATATCCTGATGTAAAGCGTTTTCAGGAATCTCTTGAAGATATTCTGCAAAGTCTTTTCTATCACGATTATAGTAATTCATAACTGGTGATGATTCTGATTTCCAACCAATCGCAAAACATCTATCACGACCTTGTGGAACTCCATGAAATCTTGTTGATGTTTTAAATAATGTTAATGAGAATCCACGTTCTTTACAAATTTCGTAAAGTTTATTTGCTACAGGACGTCCTTTGTTTGTAAAAAGCGCAGGAGCATTTTCAACAATGACTACCTTTGCTCCAAGAACATCAATGCCATTTTCAAAGACCATATACATAAATTCGTTCTTTGCGCAACCTGGTCCTTTTGATTCAGTTGTCGTTCCTGTATTTAACTGGGATAGGGCAGCACAAGGTGGAGTACCTGTCACTACATCAACTTGTTTAATACTAGGATTCTCTGAATCTAATAATACATAAGGAATATCACGCCCTAATGTATTTTGTTGATAGTTTACGTAATGGCTATCATTAGATTCAAATCCACCGAAAGAGTAAATGGCTTCGGGTGGTTTACCAAATGCCTTCTCTGCTCCTAAAGCTTGTCCACCGATAAGTGGAATAAGTGGTGCCCATGTTATTTCTTTTTTGTTCATCCGAAAAAATCCTCAAGTGTTGCAGCTACTTTTTTATCAAATTGTGTTACATCAGGTGCAACATAATCATTATCAATCGCTGTCATAATTTTATTATTTAAGAATGTACCATCGTAGTATTCAGGTTTGCATATAAGTTTGCGCAATCCTGTAATTACTGATTCGTACTCCTGTTCATTATTTAATAACCTATTCATCCTTTCTTTAAATTCAGCAGGAGTCTTCGGTCTTAAAAAATCTGGTATTGGCAAATGCCCTTGTTCATCATAAGATGGATGCAAGAACGGTATCACACCAGCATGTACCATTTCAATATACTTTGAAGTTACCCAACCTTTTGCGATTGGAATAATAAAAGTAAATTTAACATTATTCATTTTAGCCATTACATCATCAAGATGAATAGATCCTTTGAACCTTGCGTCTGTTTCGGTATTAGGATGTTCCCATTTACCATAGATCTCAACATCATCATGTTCATCTAATACCCAATCCTTTAATAATTTGTATCTTGAAGGTTTAGCTTCGTTTAAGATAACCATAAAAGGAACGTTACGATTTAAGTTGAACTGTTCAGTATGTTGATAGTTAATACAGAAACAAGTTTCCATTCCTGCATATGTTGAAGGCATTGATCTGTCATAACGATCTTGTTCTTTATATGACTTAATACTACTTACCTTATATTCGTAATCGTATTGACCTAAAGATATATTTGGTAAATTGAATATGTCTCTTGATTGATTCATAACGTACCGAGGATCGTTTACAATCTCAACATAATCAGGATTCTCTTCGTTAATCCAAATCGCAATTGGTGACGTATAATTCTTTGTCATATCAATCACAGAAGCGTATAATGAACGATCTTTAACTTGTTCAATTTTACCTGGGATTGTTACCGTACCAACTTGACCAACCATTAAAACAGTATAGTCTAATTTCATTGACCTACTCTTAAAGTAATCAATCACATGATTAAAGAAGGCATCCTCATCTTTATTTTTAATACCTTTCCAAATATCAATTACATTATCAAAGGGAAACAACTCCAATGATTCAGACTCATTTAGAGTACTGAAATCAGATCGTCCGATAATGTAGAATTTTTTGTCTGGGTTATTATTTGCGAGTGCAATAAGTACTGTAGACGGCTCGTTGTCTCCACCAATAGGAGAAAAGCGATTCCGCTTAAACTTGACCGATTTACCGATCTTTCCAAATCCAATGTTTTTCATAATATAAAGTTTGCCGTTCTGTTAAATTTATTTATCTGAATTGACCACACGTTGTCTGAGCTCTGACGAACTGAAAGAATGCCTTCTGCGATTATAATGAACAGGACATAAACCTTTTCCAGTATGCTCAACATCTTTATATTCTTCACCAACAATTCGAATGTCAGGATTGATAGTTAAAATCATATCAACCAATTCTTGCTCAGTTGAGAAAGGTATTACCTCGTCTACATATTTACAAGAAGATAACTGTATGTATCTTTCAAATGGAGTCTGAACTGGTGCGTTCTTTGCATCAGGACGATCTACCGTTGGGTCAATCAATAATCCAACAATCAAGTAATCACACAACGTCTTTGCTTCTTGTAACATTACAATATGACCTGCATGAAACAGATCAAACGTTGAACATGTAAATCCGACTTTACAATCTGTTGGTAATTTTTTCCTATCTAGAAACATTTTCTTCCTCGATAATATCCAATAGATCGTTAACACACTGAATGATAAAGTCTTTATCTGGGTGGTACTTATATACTCGAATAACTTCAGCTGCTGTTAGCGTTAACAACTCATACTTATCTATCCAATTGTTATATGCCAACATTGTATTAATAACAAGATCTTGCGTATGACTATCATAACGATTGATTATTAAACTTGCGATAAACTTTGCTATGTCAAGTTCACGACAACCAAATACGTTAGGAATAGGATCAATTAAGTACATACTGTCACTGTCATTAAATAGCATGTTCTTAATACCAAAATCTCCATGACAATAACCATACTCTAATTCAATAGAAGATAGTTTTTCAGCGATATCATTAAAAGGTTCAAGGTTAGCACCAGTACAGTGATTTACGATTCTTGCTATATAATCATCAAAGGTTAAAAACTTTGATTCGGTTGGCATATCGCCAAAAGCATCAAGAGCTTCTTGAATCAGTGCCATTGCTTTATGAGGACTCTCTTCGAAAAAATTAGGATCGTTATCAATATAATCCATTGTAATCGTATCACCAACCACTCGATGAATATCAGGTGTACATACTGCCCAACCGGTTTTCTCATACCAAAGTGCGGCTTCATGAGCGTTTTTAGCTGTCTTGTGAACAAACTTACCGTCGGTGTAAATGTCAGAGCCTGATAGGCCGCCTTCTAATTCACGAATATCGGCAAGTATAAAATCTTCAGGTGTAATACCTTTATCATCAATATAATATGCCGCGAGTGGTTTGTTAAAACTGAGTGCGTGATACTTGACGTGGTTCTTTAACAACCACGATTCGATTTGAGGACCATACTTATCTGCAGCTTCTTCTCTACTCCTACAAGAAATAGAACCACGAGCTGTATATATGTCAACAATCCAACCTTGATTATATAGTTCATTACACTTTTCAATTAGAGCAACATTGGGTTTTGCATTATCCCAATCTCTATTTGACGTAAATGCTAAGGTGTCATCAAAGTCAAGAACTATTCTTTTATGCGGTGACATAATTAGTCCTTCTTAAAATAAATGTTTCGAGTTAATCCACCAAAGAGGTAGGTGAAGTATAGGAAGAATGGAGCTGCAAGTGCGAGTCGTATTGTATCAGCAGTTGCACCAACCAATTCACCGAGACCGATGAGAGCTGAGATAACTCCAAGAATGAGCAACACAGTTGCCACGCCAAATCCGAAGTCTTTAAGTGTTTCTTTCATAATATAGTTTCCTTGTTAATATTTACTATTATAACAAATTTTAAGGATGTTGTCAATAGTTTTCTTCAACTTTTTAATCACCAGTCAAACTCCATGATATACCGACTTCATCAAACATATCTTTTGTTTTGTCAAATGAATCTATCCATCGCTGTGGAACATCCGTTGCATCCATTACAATTCTATTTATGCCGGTCTGAACAATTCCTTTTGCGCAGTTAGAACAAACTGGTAATCCATAAACATATAACGTTGCGTCTTTACAAGAGATACCATTAGCAGCTGCATTGTAAATTGCGTTCATCTCAGCATGGACAACCAATTCGTACTTAACTTCCCTGTTCTCATAACGCTCAAGACTATCATCAATACCTTTAGGAAACCCATTATAGCCTGTAGCAAGGATACGCTTATCTTTAACAATAATTGCACCAATCTTTTTACTAGGATCTTTCGACCAAGTAGAGATTTCTTTTGCTACGGCTAGGAATCGTTTATCCCAAGTTAAATCTATCATGTAACTACCTTATGTTGTGCACGTACAAGATCTTCAATAAATTCAAAATGTCTTTCATATACATGAAGATTAGTTGCAGTCCAAATTAGATCACCGCATGGAATACCAAGATCATAAGCAAGTTGGCCTTGAACAAACTTTGCCCAAGCAACGTCATTGTTATAACCAAACACTGCATCGTTAGAACGCATTAGGTAATGGGAAATCAAACAACCATCTCTAATCATAAATGTATTAGAATAGGTACATATGAAATCATTCATACCGTCACGACTATAATCTAAGTGCATAGATGGTCTGTTATATAACATAACTGCACGTCTGCTATTAGGATTATTTTTTAACTCATGAAGAACGTGTTTGTATTGATTACCATTCTCCTCAGAGTAAATACACCAACCATAATTAGAATTGATCTTACCTTCGTTAGAAGATATATCTTTCCAAATCTGTGGTGTCGCTCCAGGAATATCATCAACATATAAGGATTGAGAATCGTACCATTGTAGTTCTCGTTCAATGTACTTATATGCTGGTGTACGGATTAACCAATCTTCAGTAGCAACAAATGATTCGCCAAGAACTTCAATAGTCTTGGCACCTGTCCTATCAATGACAAAATCTTGTTCAAGATATTTCTCAATAAGGTCGGCTCGGATATCATTTGTACACTTCATTAGATAGATTCCATCAATGCTTCAATATCAGAGACTTCAGCAATTAGATCTGTAACGTTTTGGTTATGGAAAGCTCTTGCGGTTTTACGAAGAATTGATTTTGGGATTTCGCATTCTTCAGCCAAAGCATTAATTGCTTCTTTCTGAAAATCACGTTCTGCTTCCATTCTTGTAAAAGAATTACTCATTTCTTCCATGCAACCACGGATTCGTTTCAAGTCTTCTGGTGAAGATGGTAAAATTATATTGCTCATTATATAGTACTCCTGTTAAATACATTTTTAGTTTGATTCTGACCTTTAATACCTTGACGACAATATGCAACAAAGAAACTTGAATAGTTAATCAAATCTTTTGCTGAATCTTCAAGAGACTCAAAGTTAGGATCGTAATCATCTGACTGCATTGCTTCCATTACTGATTTCATACGTAGCATTTTTGCATGCATAATATCATGAATGGTTATAATTCCGTTAGGATAGTAGTCAGCTTGTTGAACAGTCGAGTTTGGATTTTGATAATCTCTCGACTTTTTCAATTGAAGGTCAACGCACTCTTGTAGTATATCGACCGAAACTGGGTTGGTTGGTTTTGTCATATAGACTCCATAATAAAAAATATATTATAACACAATTTAACTAATTTGTCAATGGTTATTTTAATAACTCTAAGAAATGATCGAATACACCTGGATTATCTTTACATACTCTTTCGAAGTTTCGTGCCATTGTTTTAAGACCTTTCTTATTGCCTTCTTCTTGGTACTTCTCTACTCTAGCTTTAACCTTTTCGTAGTCAAACTTATCAGCCGGATAGATCTTAGGTTTCCACGTTACAGTAGAATCCTTGGCCATTCCATAATATCTTCCGTCATCAATGTATTTAAAAGGTACTGTCATAATTGTTTCTCCATAATTTAATATAATATATTATATCAAAGATTCTTGATAATGTCAATGGAAACTTCGTATTTTAAGAAAAGATTTGTTGCTGCGACTGATTTGTTATCAGATTCGTTATAGGTTTCAGACCATCGAATATAATCTGGACAATTACCTTTAGAATTTGGAGTAAGAAGATGCTCAAAGAAAGCATCGTGGGGAATCATGGATATTCTGTAATCAGAATCTTCAATAGCCGAAGCATCAACTAAGGCGACCCAATCACAAGAATTATGTTTACACAGTAAACTCCAAGCTCCTAATTGACCGTCTGTAGATTTGTTTGCTGTTTTGACTTCGATTCGACCTGGGAATCGGACTTTACCGAGTACATCAAATTTGCCATTAACTGATTCACCTTCGGTTAGTTCAACAACTTTTGATTCGCCTAACGAACCGATAAGTGATTTGTACAGATCTCCTGTACCACACAGCTTACCTTGTTTATGTTTATGTAAAGCACGTTCAAGTAATTCTGTTAACTTATCCATAATCTACTCCTTAAAAGTTATAGTCATAAAAACGAACAGGTTTATTCTCTAAGACGTGACGACGGCCACAAGGACTGAACCAACCTTTCTTTGCTTTACTATAACGAATGCGTGTAATAACAGCATCAGCGATAGATTCGTAAGAATAAGATTGTTTGTTGTTATTGGTGGTATGTCCGAAGAATCCACCAGGAATTGTTTCACATTTGAAACTAGGATCTAATGTTGCTTTCATTGCCCGAACTTCTAACGTTAAATCAGAAACTACCTTGGTAATTTCGTAAGGACTAACATCAGAGTAACCGTAATAGTTTGCGTATTTAGAATCAATCATTATAAATGTTCCCATTCAGTTTATCAATTTATAGTACCATTATACCATAGTTTCTTTATGATGTCAATAGTTATTTGGGATTATTTCTGATTATTTGTACAAATTTTAATGACTTTGTTAAGTCTGCCTGATTTCATTAGTTTATGAAAGGCTTTAAATGCTTTTGCCATGCTGTCTCCTATTCTGTAATGTTTCTAATGTAACAACCGTGTTACAATTCTGTTACATATAAATTATATATACAGGTAGGAGACAGTATTCATGAAAGTTATACAACTTTTGGTGGAACTGCAACCGCGAAACGTCTAACTGTTGATAACTTATCTTCAGCTTCTGCAAGCAGGGCAACTTCTCCATCAATCGTTTCTATGGTACCAGGATGTTCTGCTACACCTACTCCGTTCTCAAGCATCACCATGATATTTGCTGTATGTACTGCAATTGCAGCTTCATACTTTGATACCAAAGCGTTTACTAATACTTCTTTTATCGCCATCTTATTCTCCGTTTAATGTTGGTAGGATACCATGATTCCCTTCATGTGATGGAGCCGTCCATCCTTCAGGTTTCATTAGATCAGGTAATCCTAATGGGTTCGGCCTTCCTTCCTTTATACCAGGTTCTTTGGCCATGTTTGCTTGAAGAACTGCGTCCCAAGCTTTATAAGGATCGACTCCGAAGGCATCAAGAGTACCGATTGCCACTACACAAAGGTCAACTAAACCATCAACGATTTCTTCGGAGTCGATATCTTTTTGAGCAGTTCTTGTTTCATCAAGTTCTTCTTGTAGGAAGTTAACTCTGAATTCCAAGAACGCTTTCAACTTTTCCACATCTGCGTTTGCTACCCAGCTATGCGTTTTGTATTTTGTCTGCATGTCGACAATGTCTTTTACCCAATCTTTACTCATAATTTATCCTGTAATTCATTAAATCCACCAATTGCTTCGCCGTCCATTATAATCTGTGGAAAGGTTCTTGCAGTTGGAAACTTAGTAAAGAACTCTTCTTGCGAAAAGTCCTCACCCATTGATTTATACACAAAGGCTAATTTCTTTGATTGGCAAAGCTGTTTAGCCATACTGCAATAAGAACAGTTAGCCTTTCCGTATATTTCTATCATACTAGTGTTAGTCCGCCTGTATCAGGCATGATAATACTAGATGTTGCTTCGAGAACTTGTCTCTTTAACTCTGCACCCGGTTCAACAGTAAACATAACGTGCGCTTCACCGATAACAACAGGGTCTCTTTTAGCGTAAGGTACGAATGGGATCATTCCAATTTTACCTTCTCCTGCTGGTATTAATAATATTCCGTCTGTTAAGGTATAGAAACCTTTATCAAAAGTTACTTTTGCTACAACCTCTTCACCGGTTGATAATCTTACGATTTGTACATCACTCATTGTTTTTCTCCTTTATTGTGTATATTATAACACAGTTTGATATAAATGTCAATAGTCTTAACTGAAAAAGTCATCGAGGGTATTAACCTTCTCTGCCGACCATCCAACTGCGTCGAGTATTGATTGAATAGGACTCAAGAATACTTTATCAAACTGAAGTTCAGTATCAACATAATCATGTAGTCCAAGTTGTTTTGGCAAAAGGCCAGGAACCGATATCGCGTTCTCACGAATAGGATTAGGTACCTTTAAATATAATAGCTTGACTTTATCTCCGCCTTGTATCATTGGAAACTTCTTGCCAAGACCTTTCTCTTTGATAAAGTGGTTATACATCAAGGAACCGCGAACATGCATTGGTGTACCTTTTCTGTATATAGATCCTTTATCTTCGTACTTCTTAAGTTCATTAACGCCCGAGGTCTTTGCGATTGCCATAGGATCTAATGTACGAAACAGTTCTTTGAAATCTCCAATAAACGCTTGAGTTGTTTCTTCATCTTCATTCATAATGATTTCAAAACATTTCTTGAGTTTAGAACGACAGATCTCAGGAGTAGAAGATCTTACTGATTCTAATCCTGTTACTGATACCTTAGGAGTATCGTAGTGAACACCTTCTGAGTTCAATGTATTTAGTATGTAACGTTTCTTAGCAACAAAGATTGCCCTGTTAGTAATCTTTTCACGTTTCATTACCATCGCATTACGATATGTACCTAGATCAGCAGCAAGCTTTTCATAACCATCTTCAATGATTTGCTCAATTTTTGTTGAACAGATTCTATCAAGGAACTCTTCGCCTTTATCTTTATCAATATCAGTCGTACCAAATACTTCTTTAATCAAAGGACCAAAGTCAACATAGATGGAGTCAGTATCAATATAGATGATATAGTCATAGTCAGTTGTGCCTAGAGTTCTATTTAAGTAATCATTAACCGACTTTTCAGCATAACGAATACCTAACTGACCACTTGTTGTAATTGCCTCAGCCATTTCATTAATATAGTATAAGAAATATTTGTTAGCAGTTGCACCATATAACGAGTTCATGGCAATTTTGATGCTCATTTGCGAA